AACAGACAATATCGTACTTTTGAAAACACTTCAAATTTACATCCTACTATTCCCGGATCAATAAATCAATATGAAGTGCAAAACTTAGAAATTGATATCGTTATTCCAAATTCAGAATTTGAAATTGGAGATAGATTTGGTATCGGTGCAAAAGCAGGACAAAATAACAATACTCAATATCATACAATTAATGCATTACAATCATATTGGGTGATAACAGATGCAAGTAAAAATGTAGATCTTTGGAATCAGGAGATAAATGTTAACCCAGTATAAAAATACCAGACAAATATATTCAGCACCTGCTTCAATATCAGCTGAACGAATTGATACTCGTAAATTACAATTTACATCAAAAGATATTAATTCTAGTTTTTATCCTGAAGTTTCTATAGGTCAGGGTTTAGATTCTGTATTAGAATTTCACGTATATACTAGCGATCAATGGTTATCGGGTCAGCATCGAGTTAATCTTGCACAAAAATTACCGTTATTTAAAAATAAAGAAACAAATGAAACTATTACGTTGGATAATCCAATTGGAATGGATGTTTCAAAAATATTTGAAGATTTAAAATTAACTGCAGGAAATTTTAGAATTGTAGTTAATTTTTTTAAAAATTTAATTGGTAGTTACGATCGACAACATTTACGAATTGATGAAATTTCTCCAGATCGAACTGAGATACGATTGCGAGCAATCGATGATACCGATCCGGCATTTTTGCAACAAATTACAAACTATATTCAAAACGTAAATCAAACTTCAAATAAATACTATAAATCATATTTACTAAATTTTAGTAGAAATCAATGTGCGTTATTTGTTAATAGTGTAGTTATTGGTGAATACTTATATGTAAAACTTTATGAGCCATTACCAGAAAATATTGCAGTAGATTTTAAATGTTGGGTTGTAGAAGAACAAAAAAATCCATACATTGATCAAGTTTCTATATTACCAAAAATTGTAAAACCAACTTTTAATTCATTAGCAGGCCCCAATTGGCAAGCATCTTCATTTTCTGATACGTCTGCAGAAACTAGTTATAAAACGTGGTCAGAATTATTAGGATCATCGGTACAAACATCACAACAAATAGTTGATGCATATTTTTCTGGAAGTTTGACTGGAATGAAATTGAATATTGATTATTCTGATTTTAATAATTTTGTATTTTATAGTTCCGCAACAGAGCGTTTAGAGAATTTTAAATATAAATTAGAACTTTTAGAATATTATGCAAGTCAAAGTATTTTTGTATCTACATTATCTGGAAGTGTTGCTACTACAAATGCACAAGATTTTACAAATTTAAAAACATCATTAGTTAGTGGATTTGATGATTTCGAACGATATCTTTATTATGAATCTTCATCTAGATTAACTACATATGATTTGCCATTAGATTTTGTTAATGTTAAACAAGTTACTGGTAGTTATATCAAACCAGTACCTAAATTAACTACAACTAGACCATATACTCTAACATCATTAAGTAGTAGTTTGTTTACCATGTGGTATAACGGATTATATGAATCTGCTTCATTATATGATATTCAAAATATAAATTCATTAACATATACAATTCCAGAATTTATACGTAATGATTCTACTAATGCAGATTTACTTACATTTACTAACATGTTAGGACATCATTATGACATATTACATACATATGTTAGACACATGTCCTTGATTAATAAACGAGAAGAAAATCCTAAACTTGGTATGCCAAATGAATTGTTATATTCTGTAGCAAAACAATTTGGTTGGACATTAACTGACGGAAATCAATCTCAGGAATTGTGGCAATACGTACTAGGAACATCTGAAGCAGGAGTACCATTAACTGGGTCAAATACTGTTGGCGATCCATCGGTACCTGGACGAGATATGACATATACAATATGGCGTCGTATTGTTAATAATTTGCCGTTGTTACTAAAAGCTAAAGGAACTAAACGAAGCGTACAAGCATTATTATCTTGTTATGGAATTCCTCAATCATTTATTAGTATCAATGAATATGGAGGTCCTCGTTTAGATAGAGCTCCAATATATGAAAAATATAATTTTGACTATGCATTAGATTTAAGTGGTAGTTCTGCAGGTACAGTAACCGTAAATTATTCGCAGTCAATTAATACCGTAGAACTTCGTTTTAGACCAGATAACATTGCAACTAATCCTTTGATACCAACTACTATGAACTTGTTTAACATAGGTTCTAATGCGGTAACAATGGAGTTTAATAGTGGAAATAAAGGTGTAATGAAAATCAACGGAACTAGTTCTGGATTGATTGAATTATATAATGACGAATGGTTAACTACCATGTTAAAAACAAATGGTACTAATTTAGATTTAATTACGAAAAAATCTAAATATGGGAAAATTGTAGCTGAAGTTTCGGCATCAGCAACTTCATCATTTGCGGGATCGGGTTCGTTAACATTAGGTAGTACATCTACTGGTGCTAGCAGATTTATTGGTCAGCTTCAAGAATTGCGATTATGGTCATCGTCATTAGCGACACTTGCGTTTGATAATCATGTTAAAGCTCCTGGTGCATATAATGCAAATTTAGATGCATATGATGAATTGATATTTCGATTGCCATTAACGCAAAAAATTAATCACGCATTAACTAGTAGTTTATCGGGAATTCAACCTAAGTCATCGACTATATCGGCATCGTTTGCTAATTGGACATTAAATACACCATATGATTCATATGAAGAAACTTATTATTATGATGCACCATCATTAGGTGCAGGAACATACGATGATAATAAAATACGTTTAGAATCAAATCAGTTAGTTGGCTCATTAGATGTAAAAACTAGAGCAGAACGAAGTCAATTTGATACAGCACCATTGGATAGTAAAAAATTAGGAGTATATTTTTCTCCACAGACTATGATCGATGAAGATATCATTGCACAATTTGGATTTGTTAAATTAGATCAATATATTGGAGATCCGGGAGATACTGAATCAAAATCATATCCTAAATTAATTCAAGCAGCACAATCATATTGGAAAAAATATCAAAATAAAAATGATATCAATGCATATATTTCAATGTTTACGTTATTTGATTTATCATTTTTTCGTCAATTAGAACAATTACTTCCTGCTCGAGTTGATAAATTAACTGGTATATTAATACAACCAAATATATTTGAACGAAGTAAAGATACTATACTTCCAAAAATACAAAACTATAATAGTACATATAATTCAGTAATTGAAAATTCTGTTCCAACTGCATCTGGTGATTATTTGCAATATACGGGTGCAATTGATGGATATGTATTAACACTTACGGCAGATGATGATGATCAATTACAATTATACCTAACGGCATCAGATTCTGAAAAATATGACGGTACTTTATATTCGCATGAATATCTTGTTAAATCTGGTAGTACTTATATAACAGCATCTACTCCATATTGGTTAGCAGAAGGAGTATTGCCAGTTTATATAACTAGTACATATTCTGAATTTAAATTAATCAATGCATATCCTATAACATCATCAGGAATTATTGGATCATATGGCTCCGGAACATATGGTAGTAGCGTATATGGATTAAACGTACCAAAACGCTTTACAGGTAGTTTAGTTGAATTTCAAGATTATTTGCCACGCGGAATTGAAAATCAGCGATATTCGGGTGCAAAACTTACAGCACCGGCATTTAATATAAATTCTAGACAAACCATCGATGGTGGCCCAGTAGTTGAATGGAGAGAATCAAATCCAAATCAATTAATATATCAAAATAATGGTCAACAGGGTAGTTTTGTTTTAGTATAGAAATTGATAGAATGTATATTTATATAAAATAAGGTAAAAACAATATGGGATACTTAGATAATTCAAGCGTTACGGTCGACGCAATTTTAACATTAAAAGGTCGTGAACTTTTAGCTAAAGGCGGTACTGCATTTAACATTACACAATTTGCAGTAGGAGATGATGAAATTGATTATTCATTATGGAATCCGGATCATCCATTAGGGACAAATTATTATGGTACTATTATTGAAAATATGCCTATAGTAGAAGCTGTTCCAGATGAAACGCAAGCATTAAAATATAAATTAATTACACTTCCAAAACAAACAACTAATATTCCGGTTGTTACAGTAGGAAATACTTCAATTACATTATTAGCACCTGGAGATTCTACAATAATTGCTCCAAATACAAGTAACTTTAAAGGCGGAAATGCAACTTTAGGTTATACAGCAATTTTATCAGATTCTAGTGTAGCTGATATACAAGTAACTAGAGCATTACAAAATTCAGTTCTTCCAACTACTCCTAGATTCATTGGTGATAATGAAGACGCACAAAGCGTTGCAGTTGCTGGATTTGAATTCCGAGTTGTTGGTAAAACTCAAATGATTGAAGATAAAACTGCAACAATTACGGTAATTGCAAATGAAACAGGCGGAAGTGTTACGATTAATTTAACAGTTAAAAAAGCAACTACTGCAACAATATAAATGGAAAATGATATGAAAATGAATGAATTCATTGCACGATTAAAACAACAACCAAGGTTGGGACAGGCTAATCAACCAGCGCCTAGAAATTCGGAACCAAATCAGCCACCACCGCCGCCGCCATCGCCGCCTGCTCAACAATCTCAAACTATTATTAATGAACAAGTACGTATATTAGCACAACAACTTGCAAATCAAATTGTTGCTGAACAAACACAAGCACAATTACTAGCAAGAAATGGTAGAACATATACAAAATTTGATGCAGTTAATGATATTGTATCAAATCAAACGGAAATTGTAACTGCAGGATTGTGGAGTGATAATTTAGCAAGTTTAACTACTTATTATACATCGTCTGTACAAACTACATCACAACGGCGTTATTATGTTGACGTTTATCAAGATATTCCTAGCGCAGATGGCGCCGCTGTACAATTTTCTTTAGCATTTGGTCATGCATTAGGTAGTGGTTCTGATTCGCAAGGACAACTTAATGATTCTCCATCAAAAGCAGTTTATTCGCAGTATCGTCAATTGTTATTATCGCCAACTGATACGCGTTTTACAACGGCTGGATCTGGTAGTACAGATTATATTTATGTTGTAAACTTTAAACGTAATAGAATGAAAGAACGTTTAGATCCAGGAAATTGGGAAATTCCATTAGTGCCAATTTCATCTCGTGCAACCAATGCAACCGGTTCTGTTGTTACTGGATCGGGTGCTAGAATCCAACTTATTGATGATTCTTCTATTGCACCTGCATCAGTAGGACAATCAGGTAAAGTTTATAATATTGTTTCTGGATCAATTAATTCGGGAGTACATAATTCAACCGCGCCAACATATTACGGATTAGCATATCCAGATTATGGTACATTGATATTAGATGGTAAGATGCTTGATCAAAAATTAGGATTTGCAACTAATACTGGTTCAAGTTCTGAAGGAAATAATCATTTTGTATTATTCCATTCTATTTCTGGATCTGCATTATTTACAAATCCTGCTACATCTGATCCATATGGTTTCTTAGCTCGTAATTCGGAAAAAGTTACAAGTACGCATTATTTTGTAAGAATTAAAAATGCAGAATATAATTTTTCAAATAATCCATCATATGTTTCTGGAAGTGTTGGACAAATTGCACAATCTACTTTTGTAGGCGATCCAAAAACATATATCACAACGGTTGGTTTATATAATGATAGTCAAGAATTATTAGCTGTAGCAAAACTTTCTAGACCATTATTAAAATCATTTCAAAGAGAAGCTCTTATACGAGTTAAATTAGATTTTTAAAATCGACACTGATTTAAACCCTGTTATATTTATATTAAATGTAGCAGGGTTTTTACTATAATGAGACAATCAAAAATTCAAGTATCAAAAATTCAAACACGCGATGATGTATATAAAGGTGTATATCCATCGGTTTTTAAAAAAATTGATATATCAGATGTAACGGTTAATGCATTTCAATCATATAAATCTTGGACTGTATATTCAGGTAGCGCTACTAGTAGTATATTACCATTACAAGGTGTATATACTAACATACTTCCAGCTTTGGGAAGTGAATTAACATATAATGATGCAGCAAATATTGACGGTAGTTTGCAAAGTGTTACATATTATTCTATAAATCATTTATATTATAAAAATAAATTAGAACCATTTAAAACGTATGGTCCAACTGATTTAACTCGTACAAAAAAATCGTTATTTCAAACTGCTTCAATTTTTTCTATTCCACAAATACGAATAGGAGAATCAATTAAACCAGCATCATTTACATTTACATCATCAGTTTCAGGATCATTTGCAAGTGATCGATATGGAAACATTTATGACACCGCATTTAATACTTCATCAATTGTTACCGATGTAAAATGGTATGAAGGATTTAATGAATATTTTGATACAAGTAGAATAACATATACATCTGCAGGAATTACATATATTCCGGGAATTAAAACTACAACCGGACAACAACGTTCATTAGGAATGGCGGCATATTTTTCTGGATCAGGATATTTAGAAAATGCAATTGATGGATTTTATGATAGAGATCATGATTATGCAGTTTCATTTTTCATCAGTGGTGCGAATACAACTTCAAACAATCAATTGATTATTACAAAGGCATCGCAGAGTACAACACCAACATATCCATTTCGTTTAGAATTAAGTGGTAGTAATCAACTATTATTTACGGTAGCCGGAAGTGATAGATTTAAAACGATTATTACATCATCTGCACAAGTTTCTTCATCTTGGACACATGTAGTTTGTCAAAAGTCAGGAAGTTATATGCAAATGTATATTAATGGATCATTGCATTCTTCTGCTACAACGCCATTATTTGTAGTACCTACATCTCCATTATCTGCATCTGCGAGAATAGATAATAGAGACGCATTGAAAATAGGCGGTTTTAGCACCAATAGTTCTAATCTACAAGGTTATTTAGATGAAGTTAGAATCTTTAATAAGTCGCTTTCCGCTTCGCAGATAAGTTCGTTATCCGATCGTACTGAGGGTGGAACTGCATTACAAACACAATATGTCGGAAACGTATTTACAAAACAAGGAATCATTGTTTTTTCTTCTGCAGATTATAGAATTAACAATATGATTAAAACTCCATTTACTGCATCATATCGTAGTACATTAACAATTCATGAATTGGGTGTGGTTACTAGATTAGATGCTGGAGATTTTAATATGTCTACAAATGTTACATTAACCGGCGATGATGATTCTACTTATTATTCTTTCGTAAGCGGAAGTAATTTTGCACCTTATATAACAACGATTGGGTTGTATAATGATTTCGGAGAATTACTAGCAATTGGAAAATTAGCACAACCAATACGCAAACGTTCAGATGTTGATATGAATTTTTTAATTCGTTTAGATTTAGATAAAAACATAACATTTAAAGGTTGATGTGATACGATTAAAACAACTTCTTAAAGAAATGACTAATAGCGATTTAACTCGCATATTAGAAAAAATACGCAATAAACAATTTAAATTGTTTGGCCAAGGTGATAATGGACGTGTTTATGAAATTGATGGTGAAGATAAATTGTTTAAAATAACAACGGAGCAAGAAGAATATCGTGTTGCAGAACAAATTGTTAATAAATATAGCAATTTTACAACATTTATTCCGATATATTATGTTGATGGAAAAAACATGTATATTATGGGAAAGGCATCTGATTTGTCGGAAGGTCAAAAATCTAAACTCAATCAATTTATTGTAAATTATAAAAATTATGCACGAGAACAAGGTGGAGAAGTTTCTATTTTTGATTATTTAGATGCTGATGGGGGTCGCGATACGGATGTACAAATTGTTAATTTTTTACGGGCATTGCAACGAGATATACAAAAACTTGATATTGAAGATTTAGATTTAGATTTAGATTTTAAAATTGATAATGTCATGTTATGGAATGATAAATTAGTAATGATTGATTGGTAACAATATTTATAAAAAAATGAATCATGGATTTAATAGAACAATACATACGCAAAATAATTTTAGAACGAGATAAAACAGATGTAACTACGCCGTCTGGTTATCAAATAAAAATACTATCTTCATATTATGGAGATTCTGACGTTGAACGGTTGCGTAGTAAACTTGTGAATGACCGAGCTCAAGAAAATGGTTGTATACAAGGTTTTATGATTGTTGCTAAGAAAAAAAATGAAAAAGGTGATGATTCTAAATTAATAGATGATGTTATCGATGCAATGCGCATGAATAAAACACTTATGCAATATTATGATAAAGATTTTCGTATCATAATGAGCGAACCAAGAAAAATTGGTAAACGTAAAAAAGTTTTTGCAGTTTGGATTTTAGATATGCGCGAGTCTTCAAGATTTAAACAATTGTTGAATCGAATTGACCAAGTATTTTCTAATCCAGATGCAATACGAATATCAATTCCAAAAAATGCTAAATCATACATATTAAAATTTTTAGCACAAGATGGGACAAGCGTTATTCAACAACGTGATGCAATTACTTGGATTGATTCGGTAAATGGATTTTTATCAGATTTAAAGACTAATGATACATATACATACAATCAAATTTTAAACCCAAAAGATAAATTTTCTGTAAGATTATTGAGTTCGATTCCTGATTTTAATAAAATGTTATTAGGTGTTAATGTTGATGATGAAACAGATTCATCAACTTATAAGCAGGTAGTAAATATCGATGATGAATGGGTAAAAAATAATTTTCCAATTGCATTTCGAGGAACTGCAACGGTTTTAGCATCACCTATAACGGGAGAAGAAACTGTTATACCTAAAGTTGGTTCGTTATATGGTAGTGTATCTAGTGGCATTCCATATTATACAGGAACATTTGACGATGATGGAAAACCTAATGACGGCGATTATAGTTATACCGGTCCAGTAGCGCCAACTGAAAAAGGAGATCCTAGTTCATATACTGGTAAACTTACTACTAATTTAGCTCCATTATTAGATGCGATGGGTTTTGATACAGGACGGAAACAAATCACTTGGTCTTTTATTAAAGGTACGTTATTTTATTGGCATCCTAAAGATCCAGATTACATGTATTTTGAGGGTACGTTTAAAGAAAAATCGCCATTAAATGGAAATATTTATTCGAGAAAGACTACGGAAAAAGTTATCGCAGGAAAAGGTGACGTTCAACAAATTGAAATAACTCGCAGCGAATATGAATTAATTGGAAAAGTCACTGGCGGTAAAACAAAATATTACGGTAAAAATATTACACTTCCATATACTTTCGATAACAATATATACTATCAAGATCCAAAAAATGCAGATTCGGTTTATGGTTATTTTGACGAAATTGGAAGATGGATTCAAGTACCTAAACAAACATTTGTAGACTATGCAATTGACAAAGAAATATCAGCTGAAGTATATGCTAAATCAGTTGTTCCAATTGTAGATCCGGATTTATGTTCTGGTTTATGTAAAACATTTAATGTTACGGATGAGTTTTTAACAATTAAACCTAATAGTAATAATTATGCAAATCTTTATGTAAAAACTACCAAAGCAGGAGTTACTAAATTTGAAAAACCTAGTTCATATAAATTTGCAGGTGATAATGTACAATATAGACGTCGTATAAAATATCTAAATGAAGTTGTATCTGGATATAAAAAAGTTTCGGTATTAACTAATTTAGAATATGATACAACGACTGCAAAATTTAAATACACTGAATTAGCAAAATCTCCTGCAGGAGATGATTTATGGATATCACAAACAGATTTAAATTAAGTTATGAGAAAAAATCACTTTCATAGTTCGGGAAATTCTAAACGAGCTAATGCACTTAAACATGGTTATAAATCAGGATTAGAATTAACCGTATCTGAACAAATCAAACAAACCGAATATGAACTTCGATATGAAGCAGAAACATTAAACTACGTAGTACCAGAACGCAAAGCAAAATATACACCCGATTTTGTGTTTATAAAACGCAACGGAGCAACCATGTATATCGAAACAAAAGGACGTTGGAC